TTCGATGGGAGCATTCTTAGTATCTTCCAAATTATAAATGATAAATTAGTTGGATATAAATTAAGATTAGAGAATGTTGTTAGTATGGTTGATATAGAAACTAAAAATAAAACTCCTTTGCCAATGCCAGAACAATTAAAAATAATTAAAGAATTAATGGTTAAATACAATGGTGAACGTGCAGCTGAATGGGAAAATATTGATTTTTATATTGATGCTGGTGCAGGTGGTGGCGGTATTAGCGCAGTAGCAGATCAATTGTTGGATGATTGGGTTGATCAATTTGGTCAAAGTCATAGAGGTATTATTGATCCAATACATAAACAATATGAAACAGCTAGGAAAAAATACACAAGTGCTATGCCAATAGTTCATTTAATAGATCCTCAAGGATATAAAAAGGTTATGTATGATGCATTATCCAAAATGGTTAAATTAAATCTTATTGAATTTACAGATTATGATAATAAAGATTATCTGTTAATGGAAAATAAAGATGGTGAATTTGAAACAGTGGATATATCGTATGATGAAAAAATAGCATTGACAAATATTAATTTAGCAAAGACTGAATTATCTTATATGTGCAGATACGATACTCCAAATGGAGGAGTTCAATATGAATTAGCAAAAGATAAGAAAACAATGCATGATGATAGAGCATATACGCTAGCCGAGGGAGGATACGCTTTGGCGCTATTGCGAAGAGTTGATTTATTACATACTCCTCAAGATAATAGTTATAAAAACGCACCAAATTGCGTTGGTTCTGTATCATACTAAAAAATTAAATTAGAAAGGTAGGTGAATATAAAACATGCCACAAACAACACAAATTAACACTCCACAAATAGCACAATCTGAAGACTTCGAAGTTAAAATCCTATCATCTCCACTTGATGATACTACGACTCTCCTAACATCACAAGCTCAAGCTGAACAATGGATACAAAAAGCTATGAGTACATATAATCCATCTAATCATCAATATTCAGCCTACCTTAATGATATCGCATATGGTACTGAAACTATAACACAGCAAGAATTAGATTTACTTGCAGATGGTGCTCAAAGTGATATTAATAAAATCTTAAAAATTAATCGGATTATTATGCGTGAAATTAATAAGGATGACATCATAGGAAAAGTATATGAATCAATTACTTCTAATATTAATACTGATTATAAGTTGTCATATAAAAATATCACAGGTAGAAATAAAGCTAATTCAATGGAAAAAGCCAAACTTATAATTGAAGATTTTAATACTCAGGTTGGACTTGAACAACTGATGCGTGATAGTATTCCTATCGTGTATTCAGAAGGTACATATATAATGTGCTTACGTCAAAAAGAGGAAAATTGGGTAATTGATTATTATCCTATTGGGGTAGCAATTATAAGCGATTATGTCATTAATAATCAGCCAGTAATATTATTTGATGTTAACGAATTAACGAAAAGACTTCGTAAAATGTATGTTAAAAACAAAAATGGTACACCATTATTCTTTATTTCAATGGAAGAAGATATCAAAGCTAATTATCCAATAGAAGTTTATAATGCTTACTTAGCAAAAGAAAAATATGCAAAGTTAAATATTGTAGCATCTGGTGTGATGAGAATTAATAATATGGGTAGGAAGTATGGGTTATCTCCTGTATTTAAAGCATTAAAATCTACCCTAATGTTAGATAATTTTAGTCGTGCAGATGAAGTTTCCGCTAAAGCTAAGTCTAAAAAGATTATTCATCAGATTCTTCGCAAAGAAGTTTTAGGTGCTGATGGACGTAATAATGGATTTGAGGAAATGGTGTTTGCTCATGACCAACTTATGCAAGCATGGAAAAATCCTACAGTTGTGTATACATCTAGTCCGTCTGTTGAGAAAGTCTTATATGTAGAACCTAAAACTGATGATATTGCTGTTGAGAAAGTTGGGTTATATAGGAATAAAGTATTATCTGCTTTAGGTATATCATTTTTAGCAAGCGATAAAAGTCAAAGTGCATCTACTGCTAATATATCATTGAATCAATTGATGCTTACTATTAATTCTATATCAGAACAACTAGAAACTATTTTAAATAGATTTTATAGAGTTGTGTTAGAAGCAAATAATATTAATTTGGAGTACTCTCCTATTATTACAATTATTGATTCTGAATTGCTATCTACTGAAATTAAATTATCACTTGTTACATTCTTATATAGTCAATTAAATGCAAGTCTAGATACTTGTTATGGGTATCTTGGAATTGATATTGAAGATGAAAAGCAGAAACGTAGTAAAGAGAACGATGAGGAATTAGGGAAGGTATTTCTTCCGAGATTGACAAATAATACTTCGAATTTTGACGATTTGAATAATACAGGTGGTGCACCAGCAAGTACAGTAGAAACAGATAAGAACACTTATGACAAATCATATAATAAAACAAGAAAGTAGGATAATTAATGGTAGAACACATTATAAATTGTCCATGTTGTAATAGGCAATTGAAAATATTAATAGACGATGACAGTGGTGAAATAATTGATACTACTGTCTTTTTTGATGACCAAAACGACACAGATGAATCTAATGTAATAAAAAAATTAGAGGAAACTGGTATTTATTTTGGATGTAAAGGTGGTGGTGACTAAATGAATAATGAAAATATTTGCTTATCAAGTCAAACAGTAAATATTGCAGAAACAAAAAACTATTTAGAGTTGACTAATCGGGTTTGCTTTTATGATGAACCTAATTTAAATGGCGTTAGATTGTTATCTGAAGATGCTTTAATTAAAGCAGAAACTTTAGTGAATCAACCAGTAGTCGCTAAATACAAGCAAAATGCACAAGGATTGCCAACCTTCGGAAGTCATCAAGTAAGCATTGATAAAGAAGGAAATGTAATATTTGGAACAGATAATATAGGAACTCATACAGATGTCTATATAGAAAATGATGATGTAAATGTAAATGGAACTATAAAAAATCTTCCTTGTTTGTTTGCAAAATATAGAATTTGGACTAGGAATTTAAATGTAGTTGCCGCTGTAAAGAGATTATTTTCAGAAGGCAAATTATACAGTTCATGGGAAATTTCTTCATTAGCTTATACTTTTGAAAATGGAATTAAAACGCTAACAGACTATTTCTTTGAAAGTAACTGTTTGCTTGGGTTTGAGACTTCTAGCCCTGCGTATGGAATAGACGCTAAAGGAATCTCCTTGTCTAGCAAGGATTCACAATTAATGATAGCCGAGGCTTTTTCACAAGACTTGCTTTCAGATATAGACACACAAAAATCAATAAAGGAGGATAAAACCACATTGACTAAACAAAAAGAAATTGTAATATCAGACGAAATTGAAGAAATTGTAACCGAAGTTGTTGCTGAAACTGAAGTGACACAAGAGACTTCTATTGAAGCTGAAGTAATTGAAAATGCTGAGGAAGAAACTCCTGTTACAGAGACAGAAGAATTAATATCAGAAGAAATTGTAGTTGTTGAAACTTCAGCACTCACAGAAAGAGATTTAAGAGAAAGAATACGTGAAGCTTGTAGAAACAAGATTGACAAATGGTGTTATGTTGCGTATCACTTTCCAATTGAAAGAGAAATATTAATGGAAGTTGATGAAAGAAAATCAGAACTTGATTACGTGCTTTTCACTTATACCGTTGAAAATGATGTAGTAACCGTGTCAGAACCAACAGAGGTAACACTTACTGTTTCAGTTAAAGAACTAAATACTACAATAGCATCATTAAATTCAGATATTGAAACAAAAAATGGTGCGCTTGCTGAAGCTAGTAAAACTATTCAGACACTACATGTAAAGATTGCTGAATTAGTTCCATTTAAAGAGAGTTTTGATCAAGCTGAAAAGGAAAAAATCGAAGCTGAAACAGTAGCTAAGAAAGAAGATTTAAAAGCTACATTAATAGCAACTGGTCAAATTACGAAAGACGATATTGAAACATCTGAAGTAATTAAAGGGTTAATTGAGTCTCTAAACGAGAAAGAATTAAACCAAATCATTGCAACGAGGTTAATCGCATCATTAAAACAAACTGCAACAAAATCTCCAAAAGTAGAAACAGCTTCAATAAAAGAAGTAGTAGCTACAGCAAGTCTTGTTAACGATGAAAGCGAATTAGACTATAAACCAATCATGAAATCATTTTTAGGAGGAAAAAAATAATGTTAAGAGAATTACAAACTCAGGTAGGAAAAAATGTTGATGCTACATATAAAGCAGATATCGCATTAGTTACAGGTATGGCAGTAGTAAAAAATTTTGCAGATAAGACAGTAGATTTTCCAGCAGTGGCTACTGTAGACGGATTTTATTTAGTTACAAAAGAAAGAGTTCCAACTGGTATTAATTGTGGAAGAGGAGATATGTCAGATTACGATGTTAATTTTACAGCGATCGCAAGTGGCGAATTTATTAAATTAATTGTTCCAATCGTAGGAGAAAGATATAGTACAGATCAATTTATAGCTACAGGTTTATCAGTTGGTAATGCCTTGATGGTTGGAGTTGATGGTAAATTTGCAAAAGCTACATCTACTACTGTTCCATCTAAAATTATATACACAGGAACAGTAACAGAAAATGGTCATGTATTAGCAACTATTGAATTCGTAGGAAAAACTGTAACCAACGCATAATCATATAAAATAAAGGAGGATTTACATAATGTTAAGAACAGAAATTGCAGAGTTAATGGATACTAAAGGTAAAATGTATGAAGTTGCACAGAAAACAGAGTACAACTTAAAGCTTACAAGTGAAGAAAAAGAAATTGCAGAGGTTTGTGATGCATGGGCTAAAGAGATTGGCGAAAAAGGTAAAGATACAGATCAAGAAATCGCAGCTTATATTAAAAGAACAGTTCAAGATCAAGTTTACAATGCTCCAGATGAATTATTAGATCAACTTTTCGATAGGGGAACTGTTGGTGAATTTGATGATGCTGAATATAGTAAAGACGCTAAAAACACATTGGTCGCTGTAGAAGCTGCAAAAGGTGGTAATGTAGATAAGAGCTTTATTGATTTTACTGCATTAACTCCAACTTGGAAAAACAGACAAGTTGAAACTGATTTGTCATACGTTGATCTTAGAAAAAATGGTTTTAAATCTATTGCTGGACTTACAGCTTTTGGTGTTGAGTCTCTTCAAAATGCATTATTCTATGACGTTTTTGCAGCAATTGATTCTGCTATAACAGGCGGCGAGCAAAAGATAGATGTTACTGGTTCAGTTCCAACTCAAGTAGCTATGGATGCTTTATCTTTATATTTAACAGATAGAGATACAAATGCAACTGTAGTATGTTTGACTAAATATGCTCAAGCAATTGGTCGTATGACTAGCTTTTATCAGTATATGTCAGATTCAATGAAAGAAGATTTTAACCGTTACGGCTTAACTAAGTTCTTTGATGGTGTTAAAGTTGCTGGTATTTCTTCCGCTAAGAAACAAGGAAATGGTACTGTATTAATTCCTGATAAGAGAATCTTCGGAATTGCTGGAAAAATTGGTAGTCTCGATTTAAAGGGAAGTCTTCATGTTTATGAAACAATGGATAACAATAAAGAAGCAGTAAATATTAAGATTGCAGATTTCACTTATGGTTATGCAATTACTAATATTGAAAATGCTGCTAAGATCGTATTCTCTCTATAATTAATATTATTAAAAATATAAGGTGGTAGGGATTAATTTCTCTACCACACTTTAAAAACGAAAGGTTGATTTATATGACAATAGATACAAATAAAATAATTAATGTTTTGAATTATAACGCAAATCCAGTAGCAATTAAAACACACATTAAGGAATACTTGTGTAATCCAGCAGAAGACAATGACCATCCTTCTATTAACCCATTGAGTTTTTCTGAGGTAGAGTTTTTAAATAGTAATTCAAATGCTTTTACAATAGGAATATTAAGATTTCCGACTGAAATTGAAGCAGATGTATACGATGCATTGAGAGTTGTTGAATGGGAAAATATCTTAACTAATCAAGATATTGAAGATATTATTTTGCATCCATCAGTTAAAGGATTAACTAAATTCGTTCAGATTAAAAACACTTCATTATTTGAAAGAATTAGAGGAATTTTCTTTTCACTCAAGAATAGTGATCAATATGATATATCTACTAGAGTTGAAAAAATAATCAATACTAGATACAAAGAATTAGTCAATAAACAAGTAAAATCAAATATTCTTCTATCTGCAAAAGATACTAATCCAGCTATTCCTAATGAAGAGGTTAATGCTTTAAAAGAACAGAATAAAAATATGCAATCACAAATGGAATCTATGCAGAAAATGATGGAACAAATGATGGCTATGCAACAGAATGCTACAGTTGTTAAAGAAGTTAAAGCTGAAGTTCCTAAAGTAGTAAAACCAGAAGTTAAGAAACCTGTTACGAAATCAACAAAATAAAGGAATTGGAGGTGTGTAAATGTCAACACCATTCACTAAAATATATCCAAAGTTTTTAGACAAAGTAGAAAAAGATGAAACGTTTTTAAATTACTATAATTTAACAGAAGAAGAATCAATGAATATTGCAATTGAACGTTCTAAATCATTTCTTGAAGAATCTGTAACTGACTTAGTATTAAAATGCACACCAGACATTGACTTTACAGATTACGATGAAGTGTTAGAAGAATTTGCTTCAGATTTGGTAAAGAATGAAATTAATTTATTAGCTAGTATTATGTTTGAAA